CGATGCCTGCCGAGATGGAGGACGAACCGGCCTCCGAGGAGGAGCCCGAGGACGAAGACGAAACCAATTCCTAAACCATGCGCTTCCTCATCAACGGACTCAAGGGCCGCGAGCCTTTGCTCATCGACCCCTCCAAGGCCAGCGACCACGCTGCCCTGGCTGAGAAGTTCGGCTTCACCGATATGCTGGCGCAGTTGTTCGGCGCCGCCCCCGAGCCCTATGTCCTGGAGAACGGGACGGGCGTCATCCCGGTCGTCGGCGTGATCGGCAAGGGCCTAAGCCCGCTCGAGAAGATGATGGGTTCCTCCGACGTCGACGCGGTCTCCGAGGCTATCGACAAGATGGTGGCGAACCCCGGCGTCCAGCGCATCGCCTTCCACATCTCCAGCCCGGGCGGCACGGTCACGGGCGTCGAGGAACTCGCCAACAAGATTCGCGGCCTGAAGGTTCCGACGATGGCCTACTCCGACAGCGAGATGGCCTCCGCCGCCTACTGGATTGGTTCGGCTGCCGACCGCGTCCTCGCGGCGCCGTCCGCCACCGTTGGCTCGATTGGCGTCTACATGGCTATCCCTGACTTCTCCAAGGCCGCCGAGATGCAGGGCATCAAGATGGTCGTCATCAAGTCCGGCAAGTTCAAGGGCGCTGGCATCGAGGGCACGTCCCTCTCCGCCGATCAGGTCGAGAACCTTCAGGCCTCGGTCGACGGCATCCACGCCGACTTTAAGGCCGCCGTGCAGATGAAGCGCAAGATGGTCAAGGCCGAGACGATGGAAGGCCAGACCTTCAACGGGAAGCAAGCCGCCCAGGCTGGTCTCGTGACCGGGCTGGCTGACTCCTTCAACGCCGCTTTGGCTACCTTCTAGGTTGCCACCTTCCGCAAATCCAAATGACCATCGAAGAACAGCTGAACGAAGCCCTGGCTGCCAGCATCGCCCTCGCCGTCGAGCGTGATGACCTCCGCGCCACCGTCGAGAAGTTGACCGTCGGCGCCGCCGATGAGCTCACCGCCGCCAAGGCTGACATCGCCGCGAAGGACGCCCGCCTGGGCGAACTGACCGTCGCCGTCGACGGCCTCTCCGCCGAGGTCGTCGCCCTCAAGGCCGCCCTCGCCGCCTTCGAGTCCGAGAAGGTCAGCGCCTCCAAGGAGGCCGCCAAGATCGCCGCGAGCGTCGGCGTCGCCCCGGTGCAGATTTCCCCCGCTGACAACGCCAAGGCCGAGCCCGAGGCCGTCGACCATGTCGCCGCCTTCCTCGCCCTGCCGGTCGGCTCCAAGGAGCGCACCGAGTACTTCAAGGCTCACCAGACCGCCATCGTCCGCGGCATCTTCTAATTTCACCCTAATCCCTAATCATTCCTAATCATGGCTAACTCCATCGTTGCTGCTCCCGCCGTCCTCGCCGAAGGCGTGCTCGGCTCCCTCAAGAACAAGCTGCCCGTCCTCTCGGGCATCTCGACCGTCTTCTCGTCCCGCCCGGGCGTCGGCGGCCTGTCCATCCAGGTGCCCCTGATCGGCACCTCCACCGCGACCACCTTCGGTTCCGGCGGCTACCTCACCCAGGACGACGCCACGGTCACCTCCTCGACCGTCACCCTCGTTCACTACAAGGTCTCGAGCCGCTTCACCCCGTCGAACCTCAAGGAGTACGGCTCCCAGTTCTTCGTGAACAACTTCGTGCAGACCGCCTCCATCGCCCTCGCCCAGAAGGTCATGGACGTCATCAACGCCCAGGTCACGAACGCGAACTACTCGGCGAACGCCACCCCTGGCGCTGCCCTGTCCTACGCCGAGCTCATCGCCGTCCAGAAGACCCTCGACGACGCCAAGGCCCCGTCCCCCCGCTACGCCGTGCTGAACAGCACCTACGTCGCTGACCTCCGCGCTGACACCACGATCGTCGGCAACAACGTCCTCGGCGCCTCCATCATCCGCGACGGCGACCTCGGCACCATCGCCGGCGCCCGCATCTACCAGTTCTCGAACCTCGCGAACAACAGCGAAAACCTCGCTGGCTGGGTCGCTGGCCCGGACGCCATCGCCTTCGCGACCGCCCTCCCCGAGACCGACATCCCGGGCTGGGAAGTCGCCAACGCCGTCGACGCCGACACCGGCCTCGGCGTCCAGGTCATCATGGGCCAGGAGCAGTCCGGCTTCATGAACGTGACCTGCACGCTCCTCGCGGGCGCTGCCGTGGGTCGCGCGACGAGCCTCGTCCGCCTCAAGACCGCCTAATAGCGGTTTAGGGTTCAAACAAGGGCTCCCTTCGGGGGGCCCTTTTTTTGTGCCCCTTTGCCAAGGCTCGCAAGGATGTGAGCCTCTACTCTGAGTTCCTGCCCGACGCCAAGGAGATCCTCGCCGACCTAGGGGTGGCGGGCTCGTGCAACAACGGGGCCATCACGTTCGTCTGTATGCTGTCCGACCCGGCCATCACTCAGGTCTTCGAGGCTGGGGGCTTTTGTGAGCGTACCCAGCACACCGTCCGCCTTGCCGCCGCAACGGCCTCCTGGAGCCTCCCAGACGGGTCTAATGGGGCATCGGCGGCGGTCATCAGCGGCGGGGCGCCCATCGCCTCCCTCGCCATCGGCAAGAAGATTGTCGCCGGGGGGAAGACCCTTCGCATCACCGGGCAGACCTACAAGCCCGCGTCGGCTTGGGTCACGCTGGTCGTCATCGACGACAATCAGTAAAACATGGGACTCATCCCCCAGTCGAAGCAGCAGTTCATGGCTGCGCTGTCCGACTATGCCGCAGGAATGGGTAAGTCCATGGAGGAGGCTGGGGTCAACGGCGCCGGCGAACTCTGCAAGGCCGCCCTCGAGCTGACGCCCCCGATGGTCGAGTCAGGCGGTCAGGGCCTGAGCAGGGGAGCCAAGGTCGCTGGCTATAACGCCGTCGAGCGTGACATCCGCGGACTGTTCGTCGCCCAGGATGAGCGCAAGGCCGCAGCGGTCGGGGTCGCCCTGAACAACCTCGCGGCGGCGGTCAAGGCTGGCAACCGCGGGAAGTTCGAGCGCATCCGGCAGCAGGCGACCCTGCAACGGACGAACCTCATCAACTCGGTCACGCGCAAGATCGTAAGCGACACCGACCCGGCCCGTGCCTTTGAAAAGGCGACCAACTTCTTCAACAAGTCCAACCCTGTCCAGACGGTCAACCAGCAGGAGATCGTGACCGACATTCGCAAGGTGCATTTGTCCAAGCGCCACATCACCGCCCAAGGCAGGATGCGGACGAGCAAGGGGACGGGCTCGTACCTGGGCAAGTACGTCGTGCAGTCCAAGTCCGCGCTCGAGGCCTACATCAAGGCGACCCAGATGCACGTCGGCTTCATCAAGTCCGGCTGGTGGCAGGTGCTTTCCACCCTTCCCAAGGTTGGCGGCAAGAACGTCTACAAGGGCTCGGAAATCCCGGTCTGGGTCAAGCGCCACGCGGGCACCGGCTACGCTACGCTCGTGCGGAACAGGGAGGGCATCACAATCGTCATCGGCAATAGGGTCGGCGACAACGACAGCCAGGCGTCAAAGAACAACGTCCAAGGCGTCGCCCGCGCTCTGGCTATGGCTCGGCTCATCTCTCAGCTCGAGGCCTACCAGAAAGACAAGGCCGCCAAGTTCAACGGCTCCTAAACTTTATGGGTACCAAATCTATTCGCCACATCGTCGAGGCCAACGTCGCCTCGCACCTCGCAGCCGAGTCCGGCCTGACGGGGGTCAACATCTACACCGGCGACGACGGCGACATCAACGTCCTGCCGAAGGCCATCGTCTTGTGCGACTCGGCCCGTACGCCCGCCGACCTCCCCGAGGGGGCTGGCAATTACGATTGCTCCGTCCGCGTCACGATCTTCTCGAACGCCGACGACACGACCCTCGCCGACCACCGTGCCCGGTGCGCCGCGGTGGCTGGGTCTATGCAAGACCTGACTGGCCTCAAGGCGGTCTTCGTGGCCTCGGGGGACGCTAGCCTCTACGACGTCACCCCGAACACGGAGGACGAGGGCAAGGATGAGCGCAGTTACGCGACGGCCTTCACCTTCGGCCTGTTGACCGTCCTGCCAGCGTAAGGTTGCCCCAGCCCGCAAAGACAAATGGCCGCCGTCGCTCAAGGAACCACCTGCACCTACGGGGTCGCGGGCACGATCACGAACCTCTTTGTCCAATCCTACACCGTGTCCGCCTCGTTCAACAACGAGAACATGGTGCAGGACGAGTCCGGCCTGACGAAGACCATGCGCTACGACGACCGCAAGACCGAGCTTTCCATCGAGGGCGTGGTCAAGGCGAGCGGCGACGCCCCTGTCCTCGGCGCGACCCTTTCCTTCACCGTTGCCGCCAAGGGTGCCTACCCGTCCGGCACGGCGAGCAACTCCTTTGTCGGCGTCATCACGAAGATTGAGGAGAAGGGCTCGAACAAGGACTTCGTGAAGTACGCGATCACCGCGGTCGACTACGAAGGCGTAACGCCGGTCTAATTGACGCGAGCCCTGCAAGGGCTTTGACTCGCCCCCGTGGACAATAGATTTCTGCGGGCATTCTCAGACCCGTCCTCCCGGGTGTTTTTCGGGAAGCGGGTCTTTCCTTTTTGCCTGAAGTTCCGGGTGCGGCTGCTTGCCATTGAGTCGCCCCTGGTCACGGTCGGGCGCAGCATTACCCCTGCCGACCTCATGATGGCGGTCAAGGTATGCGCCGAGGAGGGCGGGCTGGAGTTCGGCTTCTGGGAGAAGGTTCGCCTCAGGGAGATGGAGTATCGACCCGAAAAGTTCGCCGGGGAGGTCGCCCGGTTCGTGGAGTATTGCCACCTCGACGCGTGGCCCAAGTACTGGAATGGGGCTATGACGAGCGACTCGGCTGATGGGGTGGGGTGCCCGTGGCCCCTGATGATCGTGACGAACCTAGTCGCCAACGGCATCGAGGAAGCCCGGGCGTGGGAGATGCCAGAGGCTCAGGCCATCTGGCTGTCGACGGCGTTCGCGATGCGGGGCGGGGCGAAGGTCAACCTGTTGACGACCGAGGAGGAGGCCTTCATGGAAACCCTGCGGGCGGGGGAGTTGCCTCCCCAGCAAGGTTAAACGATGGGACGCAAACTTGAATGGGAGTTGTCGGGCAAGTCCGACGTGCCTCAGAAGATGGCTCAGGCCAAGGCTTCGATGGAGGGCGTCGAGGGTGCCGCCAACGCCGTCGGGAAGAAGTTCAAGGAGGCCTTCAAGGACATCGCCCTGGGCTTCGTGGCGCCGATGGTGCTCGTGCAGAAGGCGATTGGCTTTATCGGCGAGGCAATCGAGAACCGCAAACGACAGGTGCAGGAGGCCTTGGACTTCGCCGATACGGCTGAGGCCAAGATGTTCGCGACCAACCAAGAGATCGAGGCGGGCAAGCGCCGCAAGGAGCAGCAGAAGACCGAGGAGGACAAGAAGAAGGCCGAGGAACTTAAGACACAGGCCCGCATTCAATTCTTCCGGGAAGCGCCGGAAGGCATGGCTAAGGTCGAAGAGCACCTGGCGTTCATGCGCGAGATGAGGAAAGGCCCCTATGGCGGCATGGGTGGCGGGCTGGTCATGACCCCCGAAGATGTCGCCAACGCCATGGGGCAGACCGAATTGACCCCTCAACTTCAGGCTGCCTTCGACAAGTTCTTCGGCGGGGCTGCCGCCCAACGCGCCGCCGCTGAGGCCGCCGCCGAGAAGGCTGGCCCCACCGCCTCCAAGATCGCGGAGGTCTCCGGCAACGTGATCGGCGTCGGGCAAAGCCCGCAGCTCGACGCGATGCGCCAGCAAATCGTCCTTCAGGAGGACATGGCGAACAGCCTCCGCCAACTCGTCGAGGCTGACCAGGCGAAGCAAGGCTTCCGCCCCGAGCGAGGCTTCGACCTTGGCGGCATGGGCTCCTCTGGTCGCACCGTTTTTCCCCGCTAACCTATGGCCAAGATTTCCCAAGGCGACGGCTTGACCGTCCCGATGCTGCAAGCGGGCTACACCATCGATGACAACGGCTATGGGGTGCTAACGTGCAAGGCGACCTACAAGTGCGACGCCTCGACGGCGGCGGACGTCATCTCCCGGAGCGACGCCTTCGGGCCTGATGGTCGCCTATTCTGCCACAAGGTCAGCGTGTCCTATGGTGCGCTCGACGTCGCCACGATCACGGCGGATTACATCGGCATCGCTGGCGAGACCGGCTGGAGTTCCCCCGAGGTCGGCGCCGCGACGAGCCTGACGACCGAGACCATCACGACGCACCCGCGGTTCATGACCGACGACCCCCTGTCCATCGCCGGGGTTGGCACTGGCACGAACACGGCGCCCGTCTACGCCCCGGCCTTCAGCATCACGAAACTCCAGCCCTACACTTCCGGCATCTGGGAGGGCGACAACGGCGCCATCTTCGAGCTGAAGAACGGCGGCAAGTTCCTCGGCTTCCACTCCAGGGCGAACAGCACGGCGGCGAAACTCTACCAGCGCACGTCCTACCTCGCCCCGACCTCGACCTTCCGCGGCGTCATCTATACGAACGTCGAAGCAAACGTCGCCACCTTCTTGGGCATGGTCGGGAAGACGATGAAGTACCGCAACCCCGACGGGCTGACCTCCCTGCTGCCGTCCTATTACGGCAGCACCTTTGAGTCCCCGGACGAGGACGACCAACTCCTGATCTCCTCGCTCGGCGTGGAGGACTACGGCACGGTGTTTAAGTTCACCTACGAGCTGCGCTTCAACCGCGAGGGCTACCCGAACGTCGTCTACGATACGACCAACATCTGACGATGAGCATCCAGCCAGGAGCGGGCTACAACTTCGTCACCAGCGGCGGGGCGACGGCGATGACCATCGACCCGGTCTGGCAGTACTGGGGCGAGGACGACCAGTTTCAAGTGACCGCGGCGAAGGCCGCTGACGGCTACCAAGTCCAATGCCGGAAAGGGTATGTCCTTTGGAACAGTTACTTCGCCTCAATCCCTTGGTCGCATAATGGAAGGAAGGCCGAGGTGCAGAAGTTCTATTGCTTCCCCACGGGCTCGAAGACGGACGGCGAAGCGGCGACGGCGGACGACAGCCCATTCGTCGACCTAGGGGGCTACATTACGATCCAGCCCGCGAGCGTCGAGGGCGGCTCCGACTCCTGGGGCGTCTACATCATCGCCTGCGCTGGCGTCGAGGAGTACGTTCGACCGTACCTCGCCATCTTCGCGGACGGGTCGGACGCCGACACGAAGAGCGACTATTTCAACGGGTCGAACGACCAAGTCATCTTTAAGCACATTCAGACGCAGGACTTGGTCGAGGTCTCAACTCCTAGTGGCTCGACCTACTTGACGATCCAAGCCGTCGGCGCTCTGGCGGTGATTAGTTATAACTGCATCCGCTACAAGGTCGCCAGCCTCACCTATGAGGACGGCACGTTCAAGGTGACCCAGAAGTTCCTCGGCCCGATGAAGGTACCCTACCCGGTCAATTATCAAGGGCTTTACACGGCGAACGACCCTGCCCCCTCCCCGCCCGCGTACGATACGGAATTGACCGACTGGTTCGGCGCATGGTCTGGCTACACGAAGGATAGCACCGGGGCGACGGTTGAGGTCTAAGTTGCCTAGGGGGCAAGGTTAAGGCCAAATGAGCACCACCGTCACCTTCAAGCGCGGCTCGACCTACGCGGCGACCGTCACCTATACCCCGGCGGCTGGTGCCCCGGCTAACCTCCTGGGCACGACCGTCACGTCCGACATCATCGACTCGGCCGGCGTGGTCTACCCCTGCACGATCACCATGGCGCCGAATGGCCTGTCCTTTGTGGCCTTCCTCCCCGCCTCCTCGACGGCTGACTTCTCCCTCGGCAGCGCCCGCAGCGACATCAAGTTCGTCTACGGCGGCACGACCTTCTTCTCCGACACCTTCCGCCTGACTGTCATCGACCAGGTGACGAACTAAACCATGTCCTCCATCTCCGTTTCCTCGCTGGTACTGGGTTCCCTGTCCGTTGAGGTCGAGGGGAGCAACAGCACCCTGGCCCTCTCGGTGCTGGCCACGGCGCCGGCCGTCCTCTCCGTCGAGCTGGGAACCCCTGGCGCCCAAGGCCCTGCGGCCACCATTGCCGTCGGCACGACC